GTGGTTTGCGGTGGCAAAAAAGACGGGTAAACGGGGGTGTTGGGTGTTAGGTGTTGGGTGTTGGTGGGTGTTAGAAAAGTGAAAGTTGTTGCACGGTGCGCCCGTCGGGTGCTTTGATAACACCGTGGCATTCCTTTTCAAAGCGTTCGCAACCCTTTTCGTAATATTCTTTGTCGAGTTCGCAGCCGTAATAATCAAAGCCCAATTTGTAGGCGGCTATTCGCGACGACTGGCTGCCCATCATTGGGTCGAAAACTGTCTTATACCCCCCCATAACTCTTTAATATCCAACAATATAAAGAAATTGGTTTTTGTGTCGGGTGAATTGTGCCCTCTTTAAGCAATTCGCATCTATTCATTAAAAAGATACGGGCAGGCTTTTTTATCGAAGTCCAAGCAAGTTCGCAGTCGGCCATTGTTAGCCCTTTTTGGCCTTTGTCCCAAATAAGCCAACAGGGCGAATCTATTGCTATTTTGCTGATAAAATGATTTGCACCCCAAATGATTTGAGCCTTGCTTATTCTTTGCAGTTCGTCGAAAAAAACTTTTTCGGGTGCGGCTTTGTCCCAGCCTTTTGCCGCAAAAAACTTGCGGTTGTGTTTCGGGTTCTTATTGATTGATAGTTTTTGCCCGTCGTGGTTTATTCCGTAAGGCGGGTCGGCAATTGCCAGGTCAAAGCGTTTGTCGGGTTGGCTGCGCATATATTCGAGACAATCGCAATTATATGTTTCGCTTATCGGCATCGGCTTTTATATTTCAATTCCATACGGACGTTTGGCGCGGCTTTTTCGTTTGCTCGAATCTTCGATTGTGCGCACAATGCCAACAAAGGCGTCGCCGACAATGCGCTGTAAATCGGCCTTCAGTTTCATTTGCGACGAAAAAAACTTTTGATTGAACCACGGCTTTTTTTGTCGCGGTTTGCCCGAAGTGTAGCCGCCGCCCCAGGCGGGGCCAACCTTGCGCGGCACGTCCAGGTCGTGTTCGAATCGGTAGGCATCGTCGAGAAAAGGAATGTCGCCGCCGTGGCCTGCATACAGATAGCCCACGCCCGTATCGACGTAAACGCCGTAAGTCAGAAACTTAAACGTCATTGCATCGCCGTTAACGTTGCCCGTGAGCGAAGCAACCAACGCGCCGCTGTCGTAAACGCCTAACATCAACAGTTTTTCTTCCCAAATTTCAACCATTTTGGGCGTCCAGGCCAGTTGGTAGGCGCGTAAGTCTTCGGCAAAATTATTCGTCGGCATCGGTTACGGGTGTTTCTGGTTCGTCGGGTGTCGGCGGCACGGGCGCAGGTTCGGGGTCGCTCAAAAGGTCGTAAGGCTGTTCAAATTCGAACATAAAATAAAGGCCTGTAAAGTGTGCGGCCGTTTCAGGCGCAAATTCGCGAAACGTTACGCGGTCGGTGTTAAGGTAAACCATATTGTTGGCCAAAACGGGGTAATCTTTAACCATTTGGCGCAGAATAAGGCGAAAATACTTGCGGCAGCGTTTCATTTCGTCGAGCATTGCGGCCATATCCATATAAGGGTATTTTCGCATTATAAAGACGGTTGCCACGCGGCGCAAAAAGTAGCCGCCGTTCGATTGTTGCAACAGTGAGCCGTCGCCTGTGCTGTCAGTGGCAATAAAATTGTCGAAGGCAACCTGCCCGCTTATAATGCCCTCAAGGCCCGCAAGGCCCGAAACTTCGGTAAGTTGAAAGTCGTAGTCGGGTTGCAGCGATAGCACGCTTTGCGCTATTTGTGCAATGTATTCTTTAATATCAAAAGTGCTCATATTCAGTTATTTTTTATAAAGTTTTTTCAGTTCTTCGCTTTCGCGTGCCTTTGCGTTGAGTTCGGCAAAGCACCGCCAGCACTGCATTTGCAAAACTTGCGCCTCTTTGGTTACGTCGCCGCCTGTCAGGGCGCGAATCTGTGCGTCGTTGGCGTCCATAATGTTTTGTTGGGCGTTGCCGCCGTCGGCATCGGCAGCGGGTGCAGGCCTAAAATAGTGCGGAAAAGCCTTTGCAAGTTCCTGTTTCGCGCCAACGTACCACAAAAGAACGGTTGCGCCTTCGGCATCGGTGAGCGTGCGAAAATCGGCGTTGCTGCCGTCGGCCTTGCGATATAAAAAGTTAGCCATACGAACCAAATATTGCGGCTTTTCGGTGCGCAAATACATCTGGAAAAACGTCTCTGTGCGCAGATATGCAAAAAAGGTGAAGTTATCCTGCAAAAGGGCGTTAACGGCGGTGTAGTCGCGCAAGCGTTCGGGCCTTACGGCTTGCTGGCGGTCCAAAAATGCCAGTTGGTTAAGTCCAAGTGCCAATTCGCTGGTATTGAGCAAAATTTTGCGGCCCTTGTAGCGGCATTCGAATAAACCTCTGCCAATTTGTTGCGTAGGTTGTATTTGTAACAGCCGCAGCAAAAACAGCGATTTGGCAATTTCAGGCTCATATTTGGCCGACAAAAAGGCAAAGTAAAACAATTGCTTATCGGTCAATTGTTGCCAGCTGGTGGGCAGTTCCAAATTCAGGTTAGCTGAAAAAAAACGTCGGTTTATCCACGCTGTTTTCATACGGCGGCATATTGTTGGCAACATATTCTGAAGACGCTACATAAGAAGGAAAATCGGCAGCGTTGTCGGGGTCGTTGATAACTGACAAAATGCGCGGCAGGTATTCGTCGGCGGTTGTCAGGTCGTCGGCGCGGCCGATAACAAACAGTTCAATATATTCGATAACCTCCCGTTGTGCGGCCGTGGCGGTCCAAGTTGGCAGCCATTGGCGGGCGCAAAGGTCGCGCAGCGTAACAAGTTCGGCCATTGATATAAGCCGCGCAAGTTTCGTTTCAATCGAGCGGAACTTGTAGCGCAGCGTGTCGAACTTTTGCACGTCGATTGTTTCGCCTGCCAATGCCTTATATTGGCTCCAAAGCATAACAAAACTGTCGGGCGTCTGCGCATCGACGTAGGCGGCTGTGGCAAACAGTTCGTCGAGCAAAAGGTATTTTGTTTCGATAGTGCGGCGCAGCGTGTTTTCCTTCAGGTTTTCGACGCGCTCCTTGCTGGCGGGCGCAAGGGTGTTGTTGCTAACAATGCCGAAGCCCGTAGGCGTTAAGATTAGGTCCATTTGCGGCAGTTCGTTGTAGAATGCCAGAAGGCAAATGTAGTCTTTAACCATTTGAGCGTTGGCAACGTCAATCTGTGCAACCGTGTAATTTATAGCCTTTTCAAGGCTTTTTTGTGCAGCGGCAAAAAGCGGCCGGCATCGGTTAAAAACATCGTCAATCGCTGTAAAAGGTGTAGCGATTGCGGCGGCAAAGTCCTGTTTTGTTATTGAGAGTTCCATTTTATTGTGCGGTTACTTGCACGGCATCGCGGTGGGTGTCGAGCGTGGTTAAAGTTATCATTGGAATATCTATGTCAACGTTCCACTGGTTGAACGCGGCAACCGTTTCGAGCGGCTGTTTCATCAAGTCGTGGTAAGCAATTTCGAGCGATTGTTTCAAAGTAAACAATTCGCGTTTGTCGCTGCCGCTGTTGTTTTGCTGCCCTTTGCCTGGTGTTGCGCCTACCAAATTCGGGTGTATGTTGTCGGCGTAGCAAAGCATATTAGCGGCCTCCTGTATGTCTTCTGCCCAGTCGCCGCCTTCGGTTTTGGTGTCGATAACAGTAATTTTGATTTTTTGGCATTCGTTGCCGTTCGGGTCAACGTAAAAACCGCTGTAAAGTGTTTTGCCCGTGTTTTCAACGCCTGACAAAAACTTGTTAATGTTTTCTTTTTCCCTGTCGATACGTTCCTTCTTTTTGGCTTCGTCGGTTATGCGTTCTTTTTTAAATATACTTTCCCAGTATTCGTCGTTAATCTGCACCAAATAGCGAATGCCGCTGTGGTTTTTGATTTTGGTTTTTTTGCCCAGGCCGACCAACTGTTTAATGTTGTACCAATAGCCACGGAAAACGGCAGCGTAGTAAGGTATCGGGTAATAGCGGTTGCCTGCGGTCGGAAACTTGCAGACAATGGCAAATTTGCGGTCTTTGGTGGCTTCGCACTTTTTGCCGTCGGGGCCTATTTCCATACCAAGCCGTTGGCGAAGGTCGCCCAGCGGGTCGTATTCGTCGAGCAACGGCAGTGCTTCGTAGTTGTCTTTGTCGATTTTGCCGCTGTTTTCGAAGTCGGCAAAGAAAACGCGGTTAATGCGTCCGTGTTTGTCGGCTTTTTCGAAACGGCAATAGCAGGCGTCTTTGTGGCGAATATTGACAATCTGATTGCCCGCCTTATTCAGAATCAAAACGGCAACGCAGAAGTAAAAATATTTCATATCGGTTGCCGTTTCCAAAAAGTAACGGGGTATTGAGTTGGCACGCGCAAAGGTCTTAACTTTTTCGTCGGTGGTTGGTTGCCCAGTGGCAGGGTCGTTAAAGCGAATGCCGCTGCCGTAACAAGTCAAAACGTTAAAGTGTTTGTTGGCGGCCATTACTTCGTCTTTGCCTATCAAGTCAATAAGTGCAAAAGGCAGTTTGTTGTCTTCGCCCCAGCAAACATATTCGCGTTTTTCGTTTTGGTTGGCGGTCGGCAGGGTGCCCGTTGTAATGTGGCGTTCCTCATCGTAAAACGTTTCGCCTTCGGCGGCCACGTTAACAAAGGCAATGTCGTTGCCGTTGTCGGTAACGGCAAAAGTTATGCCATAATTTGGCGCAGGTTTGTTGTTTTTTCTCGTAGTCATAAGTAAACCTCCATATCGTTAATACGAAACAAGCAAACGTCGCGAAATTCACGTATTTGGCGGCTGGTTTGCAACTTTATGCGCACTGTGCCTTTTTTGGCATCGCGGCCCAGAAACACAACGTTGCGATATTCCAAAATGTCGCCTGTTGTGGCTTTCCATACGCACAGCTCGCAAGGTTTGCCGTTGCGCAAAAGTTCTAAAGCCTGTGTAATATGTAAACGTTTGGTTGCCATTGTTTTATTCAAATGTATAGTCAAAAGTATCATCGAAAATTCGGCCAGCCACTGTTTTGTCGAAAATATTGTGGTTGTTCTGGCTGTAACGGTATTCAAAATAGAAGTTCGGCAAAAAGTCGGCGTCGTTGCTGCGCAGGCTCTTTGCTTCTGTTATTGTAACCTCGCGGCCGCGTGTTAGCACGCCTGTTTGCTGGTTGACAGTAAACAGATATATCGACGTGGACCTAAACAGGTCGTCGGCCCAGTTGCTCATTGCCACAGTCAAAACGCCAGTGTAGGCGGCAAAGTTCTTAACCTCCTCGACGCCAACGTTTCGGTATTTGTCTTCGACGGCGGCGGCGGTGTAGGTGTATTTCGGGTCGAGTTGTTGGGTGCCAACGCAATATATTGTTTCCTCGCACCCGAAAGAATTGCGAAACAGCAACGCTGGCGCGGTTGGCACAGCTGGCGTAACGGTAAAGTCCATAACACGGCTGCCCGCACCGATTCTGTAACCCGTTAGCGTTTTGCCTTGTGCCACAAAGTTTTTCGGTGATACTTCGAGCATCGCTATTGTGTCAACGTCCGAAAAGGTCTGCGGGTAGTCCTGTGTCGTGCTGGTGCCGTCGGTGTAATAGGCGGTGCAGCGTGGCGTGGTTGGCATATCAACGTAGAAGTAAAGAACTTCTTTGCGGCCCAGGGCCGTAACCTTTTCTGCGCAGTGCGTCAAAAAATGCGTAGTGTAAAAATCGTAACTCGTTTCCTGAATAACCGCCGACGTGTAAATGGCTTTGAAAGTGGTTGGCGAAGCAACGGGGCTGCCTGCCGTGGTCCAAGATATTGAAACGTTGCTTACAAGGCTGGCAATAAGATACGGCGTAAGCAGCGCGGCAATATCGTACAGCGTAATGTTGCCGTCGGCATCGGGCACGTAACGCTCTGATAGTACGGTTATTCCGTCGCAACTAATTTCAATGTCGCTGTAATCGTCGCTCGACGAAAAAACAAGTTTTTGCAGTTTGGTAATAAAACTGCGGCTGTCAATATCGGTAACAAGTGAAGTAGCCATATTTTCGTTTTTCTGATAGCAATTTACAACCTACCTAAAAAGGCAAAAAAGACGGGGGCAAAAATTAGCCTAACTTGTTGATTTATAAGGCTTATAGTCCGTTTTGCGATTATCCAATAAATAGGGGTTAAATTGTTGAGTTATAGGCATATAATAGCACCGCCCCGAAAAAGCGGAAAAAGCGTTTAACGATTGTC